GCCAACAAGATTTACATCGCCGTCACGCAATATGACCTTTGGTGCCTTTAGTGACTCAGCCGCGGCTACCTGTTTAACGTGATAAAAACTATCTGGCGTCAGCTTCGCAACATCTTCACCGCCAACCTGCATGACAAGATTGCCAGGTCCGGAATAAAAATTAATATCTCCGTCCCTGAAAATAAGTTTCGGAGCCTGTAAAAACTCACCCGCTACCAATGCACGCTTATGAAAAATGTGTTCTGATTTTATTTCGGCAACGGATTCGCCATTTACAGTGATGGCGATGATTTTGCCATCTTCCGAAGATAAGAAGCTTATCTTACCAGGGCGCAGGGTTACATTTGGCGCAGTCAGGCTGCCAAACTCTGGAGAGTCGGTCTTTCCCAGACCAAGGTTTTGGAGAAACTTCGCCACATCTTGAATATCCGCGCCGTTTTGGCTTTTCTGCATCGCTCCGGTGATACGTGCATCATCACCCGCCGCAACAGTATTGGCAGTTGTACCGGTGTTTTTCGTCGAGCTGTCGCCAAGTTGCAGATTCTGGCGCGCCAGTGCCGGATTAGGTAAATCGGAGAGATTACGTTCTTTCGCCAGCCGTGCATTCGCGTTATCCATCGCAATTTTAACAGCCTTCGGTGTTGCCGCCTGCGATTCGCTGTCACTGGTCACACTGCTGCTGAGCTGCACAAACCCTTTCTCTGTCGTTGACGCATCCGGGTGATTACGTGACTGCTCATGCGCGCGCAGCTGGCTGTCAACATACTGGCGTGTTGCCAGTACAACAGCCGGATCAATCTTCAACGTAACGGCTTCGGTGCTGCTGACAATCAGGATCACGCGAATAACCTGAACGCGCCCGCTCCCCTCCTGCAACTGAGGCTTATAGGTTTCAGCACAATTGGCAATCGCCACCATATCGCCATCTTTATCGAAAAGGCCGATCTCACGAATCCACCACCCGCCGACATCTTCCGGTATAACCTGTTCTGCAATGATCTGGCTCACGTTCGCCGGGTCCACCGTCAGCATATTCAGAGGGGCGCGGCGACGCTCATGTACGAGAGCAGTCTGTGCCGGATTCGGTGTAGGCAGTACACCATTGCCATCACCAACGGCCAGCTGGGTAATCTCAACTTTCGTACCCAACGCCGTGGCTTTTGCCAGTTTTGCCGCCCCGATATTGGTCAACAGGGCAAGATATTTAGTCGCCACTTGCGATCTCCACGGTATCAATTAAATGGATTGCTGCGCCGGTGTAGTCATTGCCACCCACAGCGATAGTTTCAGGAAAATAGGGATATACCGTCAGCGTATCACCCACGTAACACCCCGCCCCTATCTCGATATAACCCTGAGACTGAAGCGAAAGCGAAAGGCCGGTGAGGTGACGGCTTCTGGGTTTTGCATCGTCGATCAGGCGCTCAAGCTCCCGATAAGTTTCCTCGGTGATCCCCTCATCCTGAATGCCGATTTCAAGCCGGAAAGTGCCTGGCTCCTCGCCGTTCTGCCACCACTCAATCACCCTCAGCAAATAGCCGAAAGGTTCAACAACGCGCCTCAGCGCTGAAATCGTGCCTTTGTGGCGATGGACAAGCCAGGAGGCTTTTATTACCTGCCTCTTGGTCTGTTCAGACCAGCGCTTATCCCAGCGATCAACAGACAACGCCCAGGCCAGATAGGGTAAAAACTCCACGGGGCATTCATCCGGATTCCAGAGCTTTCGAAGGTCGACAGGAATACCGCTGATCCGCGCCGTCGGTTTCTCCGCATTCCGCATGAAGGTGCTGGCTGAAGGCGGCAGGAGGCTGTTATTCATCCGTTCCCCCTACGCTGATGGTGTGCGAAATACATCGTGCCGCCTGGGTATCATTGATCACGATATCTTCCTGAGGATTCAGCAAGACTACGCGCTGCACCCCCTGTACATGCAGAGCGGCCATAATGGCTGAACGCGCAACATCGCGACCGATTTTCCCCTGCGCTCCCAGCCATGTCCGCAGTGCATCATCTGCCGCACTCAGGATCGGCTCAGATTCCGGCCCCGGATAGAGATAAAGCAGAGCGTCAATTTCATAATTCACAATCTCCGCTGACTGGACGGTTAGTCGGTCGGCAACAGGCCGCTTATCATCCGCTGAGAGCGTGTCGTTTACTGTTGCGATCAGCTCGTCGCTCGCCGTGCCATCCCCTTCGGTAGACAGAATGGACACGACGACAACAGCGGGTGAGGGGCTGGTTGCCTTGGCATCTGCAACTTTACCGCTGGCACTCTTCGCAAAATATTCGTATGCCCCGGTAGGGCCAGCAACGCTCAACCCTTCAAAAGCGGATTGCGCACGCAGACGCAGTGCGGTATCGCTTTCCATCTCTGCATCGGTGGTTTCGGTAGCCGGAATACGAACCAGGCGCTCGGTGTTCAGGTTACCCGCAAGGTTATCAAGATCGGTGGAGACGGAATGGCTCAACATGCAGGCCGCAGCACCCTCATTGATTCGCTGGCGCAGCATTAATTCCCGGTAGGCAATCACCTGCGCCAGTATGGTCAGGGGCTCAGACTCAAGCTTTAACGCAGCGGCAACAGAGGCCTGTTGTTCATCAGGGAAAGCCGCGATCATGACGGCTTTGACATCCGCCATGATCACTTCAAAATCCAGCACCTCAATAATTTGCGGCGGCGGTAGCTGCGCCAAATCAACTGTTGCCATTGCTGCTTTTCCTGAGTGTTAAGGTTGTCGTCTGCTGTTCCATAGATTCCGTCAGAGCCCCTGACAATCCCGCCTCCACTGCTCCTGACTGCGAATAACGCACATCCACGATGCTCAGTGTGATCCGCGGCTCCCATGTCGCCAGCGCAATAACCACTGCGCTCATCAGCTGCATGCGTGTAACGTCGTTTTGTGGGCCATCAATCAGATCAGGAACGAGAGAGCCGTAGTCACGGCGCATGACCCGCGATCCAATCGGGGTGTTAAGAATGTCACTGGCTGACTGCCACATGTGGGCGGCATCCGTCAGCGTTCCCGTGCCATCAGGATTCATCCCGGTATAGCGCACCGTCATTTCGTGCCCTCCGTCCAGCTTCCACCACGCTGCACGGCACCATGACCATGATCATCAACCTGGACACCGTTTGAGATGAACGCACCACCAGAGTGCGTAAAGTCCCCCTGCATTTTGCCGCCTTCCGTAACGGTGAAATTTTTGGTTTTCAGCATCTCGGTACACTCGACCAGCGGCGTTTTCAGCAAGACCTTAACCGACGCCTCAATCGTTGCTGATTTGATGCCGCTGACCTGCAAAGCCCCTGCTTCTGCGTCATAGCGAAACTTCGCTCCATCCGGCGCGGTCACGATCATTTCTTTTGCCGATATACCTGGCGCCGGATTGTCGTTGCTGTAAAGACTTCCCCCGATGATCGCAGCGGTAGTGTTACCCCCAAGGCACAGGAACCATACCTGCTCGCCAACAGACGGCGGCACCCAGAAGCTGAAAGCGCCTGCACGCTGTGCGTTCCAGCGCAGCCAGGTGGAATCCAGCTCTCCGCTTTTTACCCTTACCCGCCACTTTTCCTCGTCAATCTCCGTCACCGTACCGGTGCGAACGATGTTTTCCAGCAGGCGAATGACTTCAGCCAGATCCATCAGCTCACCCCCAGAGAATCAATGACCTGCCGGGCAATAGCCATGCGGTCCGCCTTGCTCAGGCCGAGCAACTCACGGCGCGGATAGCTGGCCATCGCGCCACTGTCGTTTACCCTGTCCCGTAGCCCGTACTGGTGAACGCGGGCGATGCGGGCAGCAGCGCCAGAAAAACCAACTACAGCCCCCTCAGAAGTCGCTCTTGCTTTCAGAAAACGGGTTGTGCGCAGTCGGCGAAACATAGGATCGCTTTTCGTGGTATCACGGCGCGTCTCGCTGAAACTGATATCAAGATAACGCTCAATATCAGAGCGATAGAACGAGCGAACGGCCCCTTTCCCCTCATCAAAGCCTGTCAGCATGCGTCCCCGGCTTCCACGGGTTGCCCGCCAGTTCCTCAGACGACGCTCCTCACCTTGCCAGACAAACCCGATCCCAGCCTGGGAGCGTAAGACGCGGCGATGACGCTTCTGGTATTTCGTGCCATCCGGAGCTGTCTGCTTCCCGATGCGCTGGCTCTGGCTACGGCGTAATGTAGTCGCTATTCCGCGCGCAGTACGCAACCGGCTCGCTGGCGCCATTGCGGACAGGATGTCTGCAAAAACCTGATCGAGTTGATGAAACAGCGCGGCATCATCGGTCATGCCAGCTCTCCTCCGCCAAATACCACTTCCCACTCTCCGCCATTGATGCGCGGGCGGTCTTCGCTCAGGTGCTTCGCGACGGGCTTCCCGTCAACGGTTTCCACCATGACGCGCTCCCAGACCGGCACCTTGAACAGAAGATCGGCCAGGTCGTCGCTGATAATGTCAGCGTCAAACTCCACCTTGCGGTTATTGTCAGGATTCAGCAGTAAATCAGGCTGATATTGCCAGGCCCAGGCCATGATCGGCAGCATCAGATCATCAACCGCCCCTGGGAATTCCACGGCGAGAATATTGATGGTGTAGAGGTACATGAAAGACGGTTCGCCGGTCGCTTCAATCCCGATATTGCCTTTTTCCACCCAGACGGTGATTTGCTCCGGGTTGGCCTTACACCATGTGTTACCGGCTATCAGGGCTTCACGCATCAATTCTGCTTTTTTCACTTTATCCCCCTGGCGATTCGCCGCAGTTCCAGCTCTCTGATGCCCGCCTTATCGGCGTTGCATGTGTCCAGCGCATCCAGCAGCGCATCGGACCACGGAGCGAGACTCCCGTATGTCATTGGTTTTGGCGGTGCTGGCGTTTCAGTTTTTGCTGTCAGGCTTTCCGGTAAAGGTTCCTGAATAATCACCGGCGCCAACTTCGGCGGCTCGCTGGTACAGGCTGTCAGCCACACGGTCAGGCACAGGCACAGCGGCGCATTTATCACCGGCCAGCTCAGTTTTGATATTTTCACGGCGCTTTTCCCCTGTATCGCTACGCTTCTGAGCCAGTGTTTTCAGACCAGCAGCCACTTCGTTCACGTCGTTACGTAACGCCCTGACCTCGTCCAGCACATCACCGGTTTGCTTAAGCTTCTGGTTAGCTTCTCCAAGTGCCGTCTCTGCGGCCTCTCGTTTACTGCTCTCCAGCGTCAGCCTGACGCCTGCGAGGACCAGCAGAAGGGAAATAAAAACGGTAAATACACCCAGCGCTTTCATTTCACCCCCTTTAGCTCAGGCTCTGAGAGGCACCAGTCCCGAAACTCTTCCCGGCGCCTTTCCAGCCCCGGCATACGTTTTCCGCCGGAGTTGACAAAGTCTGTGAGTCGCTCGCAAACGCCCTGCCAGTTACCATCCTGCGCATTGCGCCAGATTGTTGTTCTGACCTTCTGGCCCTTTTTGTTGGTGTACCAGCCAAGACCACCACAACCGACGTTAAATGCGCCGTCAGTGAGCGCTTCGAAAACCCGTTGTGGTGCAGCTGCGCCATTAAACTCGCGGTTTACGCATTTCTCAGCACGAAACAGGTCATTCACCCATCGCTCGGCGATCTCGCGCTCGGCGTATTCGCGGTTCTGCACGTTGCTGGTCGACCCCATGCCTACGGTCAGCACACCTGCCGGGCAGTAATACGGCGTCTTTCGGCAATCCTCGTATTTCGCCATCTTCAGCTGCGCTTCAGGACTTGTGCGCAGCGTCTGCGGCCAGAGTGCCGCTGCGAGAGAGACAATCGCCGCAACAGAACAGGCAATAATTCCTCTTTTCATCGCGGTGACTCCCTGATAGTCCGAATTAACTCCTTCACGTCCTGCCGGTTCTCGGTATCGTCCCGAATCGCATCGATCAATTCATTCAGCAGAACATTATTGGTTTCATGGATGCGGGACATTCGGCGGCGATGGAGCTCACCCAGCACGGCAACCACGATCCCGGTGAGCGCAGCAATGAAAGCCAGCCAGTCCTTCTGCGTCATCATGCCGACGCCCGTCAGCAGCATCGACCAAAGGTACACCGTCCAGTTCCAGAGGCGGTTTATCAGCTCCATAATTGAACAGTCTCCTTTGTCGCAGAGGTGTCGACGTCAGGCAGTTCAACTTCCTGCCCGGCATCAAGGAAGATCTGAGCGGCCAGCGCATGATTCGCAGCCAGTACGATCTCGGTCACGCCCTGGGTGATGCCGTAGTGACGCTGACACAACAAATCCACTGTATCGCCCTGCAATGCCTTCACTTTCATCAGAACGCCTCCGCAGAGTTACGGACCACGCCCTGAATATCCGAGATAGCCCAGCGCGCATCACGCCAGTGATCATTCGCCTGGGTTGCGAGTGCGGCGGCGCGCTTCTCGCCCGCGTCACCCGTGGTGTCAACATCGCGGAAAGTCTCGATCAGAAGGGCCCGCGAGATGCTGTAAACTGCGCGGCGCCAGCGATATACCTTTACGCTCTCGTCGTTAATCACCATGGCCGGTACGGCGGCCAAACTGGCATATCCGGCCCCAATCTGTTCAGCCTGCCATTGCTTCAGCTGATCAGCTGTGTGGGCTACGGCTTCAATGACCACCTGCTTTAAACGCGAAGTGGTAACCGCACCGGTGATCCGCATCTCCTTACGGACGTTGCTCAGCACTATCTCAGGCCAGAACTCCCCGGCGGTGACTTTCTCTCCGCCGTCATCCACGTCCGGCACATCCTCCGCAGAGGAGGTAACTGTGCGAGGGGCCACAAGGCTCATCGTGTAGTCTCCAGAAAAGGTTGGCGGTGAGCGGACGGAGAAAAGCTAACGCGATGCGTTGCAGATTTCCGCCCGCGCCGCCAGCGCACGGGGCGCAAGTCGGTTATTTTTTATCGGCGGTGGGCTTTTTCGTCGTTGTTTTGCGGGCCGCCGTTTTGCGTGTTGTGCTTCCGGGGTTGTTTTTGGCGGCTGGCTTTTTGGCAGCTGGCACCGTCACTTCCGGCGTTGCTGCAGCCTGATTATTGCCCCCTTCGCCCCCGCTCTGGTCTGCCCCCTCACCGCCTGATGCATTTTCCACAGAGGCTTTTTTTACCTGCCTGGCAAGCTTATCGATCAGCTTTTTCACCCCGGCGCCGGAGTCGAGGTTCAGCGCGCGACGCAACAGCTCCAGCGCGGTCGCCTGTTCATCCGCAGTGCCGTTGCACAATGCAAAGGCGCGGGCTTTATACAGCTTGGCCCGTACGACGTCTGGCATATCGCTGTTTTCAGTGATCTCCTGGACCTCATCGAGCACCGCCAGATATGGCTTAACATCAGTGCTGTCATCCGCCTTGACCTGCACCAGAATGGGATCGCAAATCTCATCGACCAGCGCTGTCGCTGCCGTGCGGTTAAACCGGTCTGGCATTGCCAGGTTGTGCGCGATGACATACCGCCCGATGCGCACGGCCAGCGGATAATCCCGAATATCAATCGCCCAAATCATCAGGCGCGTGATCACTTCATCCTGTCGCCCGCTGTCTCCCTCCAGCGTTCCTTCAATCCACCCCTCGTAATTGGGTAGCAGCTGGCGTTTAAGCGCGGCTTTTGCCTGTTCGCCCTGAATTTTCTTCAGCGCACTCATATCCATACGCATGCGGTGCAGAATTTGCTCGTGCGCAGTACGCGCTGTTTCTGACAGATCATCTGCCTTGCCATGGCGTTCAGCCATGACGCGTTGAAAATGTCGTTGTGCCGGTGTCAGCATTGTTTCTTCCCCGATGAACGGCGGGCCGAAGCCCGCCAGTGTGCGGTTATGCGCCGCCTGCCGGCGCCTCGGCAAAGGTAATGCCGTCAATGAATGCGACGTTGCCGTAGTCCTCAATCACAAAGTCATCATTCGATGACTGATAGGTCGCAATACGGTTGTACTCCGGCTCTTCCTTGATCGTCCGACGCATTCCACCGCGCTGGTAGTACACGGACAGGTTTTTAAACGGCGTGATCAGTACGCTATTGACCGGGAAGTACGGCGCGATGAAGGTCGGCATGTTGCCGACACGTTCCTGCGCAACAATCAGCTGACCGGCCAGCATTTCGGTATTCGGGTTGGTCTGGCTCATGGCGTTAATCGCCGGGAAGTTGCCGGTGGTCAACAGGTCGCCCGCCAGGATTACCACGTTGTCAGGATTACGTTTGTGCCACTCATCCATCAGGCTGTTTTTTGCGTCGTACACCGCCGCGCCCAGGTTACCGTAAGTCCCTTTCGCAATAACCTTGTTATCTTCATCACGGGAAGTGATCGTGACGCCGGAAATCACGCGGTGTGAGGCTTCGGTACGGATTTTCTCCAGCCAGCCAATACCACAATCCTGCAACAGTGGGTTAGCCGCGCGGTCTGATGGATCGCTGTATTTGGTGCCGTTGAAACCGATCATGATGCGGTCAAGTGACATCTGGCGAGCCATAGCCTTGCTGATCAGGGGCTGGAATTCCGGCATATGCGCCCAGGCATCAAGCTGTTCATAGCTGATCCCGTAGTCGTAGTTGACCTTACGGCACATGTAATCAAACGGCTCCATTGAATGGTTAGCCCCTGGATTACGACGGTTGGTGGTGCTGTTGTTAACGCCAGCCATCGGGCCTTTGCTGCCAATCAGCACTTTCTGACCAATCTGCTGGTTAACGCCAAACACGTTAATTTTGCTCAGGAAAGAATCACTCTCCTGTGCGGCCTGCTCCATGCGCTGCTGACGCGCCGGGTCTACCGCAAATTTCGCAGCGACTGCCGCAGTCGATACGCCGTTTAAGCGCGCCTGTTGCGCAATGTACTGATCAAACAGCTGGCGGGTATTGTTTTCCATGTTCTCTGCTCTCGTAGTGGATATCAGTAATCAGCCAGCTGCGCGTTGGCGCCGCCGTTCGCAGGTGGTCGCTGACTGAAGGAAGCTTCAGTGCTCACCAGCTTCTGGCGCAGCTCCGCAAGCTCAGTGGTCAGCTTCTGGATAGCGGCCTTATCCTCCTGGCGCTCCTGCTCTGCGGCACTGAAGCGATCAATTTGCTCGGATTGCGATTGCGCCACGGCCTCAACGACCTGATGCATCTGACTGAAGCGCTGATCGTCCGTTTTCTGACCTTTGCCAATAATGCTCATCACGCGATTAAACCACCTGGCACCTTCATCGCTGCGCTGGGCGGTCAGCTCGATCACCTCTGCTTCAAGCGCTTCGGTGAACATCGGCGCCTCACCCTGCTGGTTATTGAAGGCCATCACCGATGCACGCTGCTGTGAGGCAAATTTAAGACGCTCAGTGCCCAGGCTCGCCGGGGTATCGGTCATTGCCAGCCCGACAACATAGGCTTTGCCGTTGAGGGCAAACTGCGGATGCAGCTCAATACTGGAATAGACTTTTTGCCCTTTGTCGGTCATCTGCACCATGCGCTCGGATGGTTCGATTTCGGCATAAAGCGCGGTGCGCCCCGCCAGTGCACCTTCGGTGATGTCTTCAGTGCTGAGGGCTACCACATCCCCCATCGCCCCAAAATCGCTATTCGGGAACATAGAGAGATAGTGCTCAATGTTGACCCGCGCGCCATACACCTCTGGGTTGTAATTTGCTGCTGCATCGCGAAGGTGCTGCGGTTGAATTTCGCGCCCGTCAACGGTATTTCCGGAGACGGCCACGCGAAACTTCTTACGTGGTTTTGCTGTGTCTGCCATGTTCGTTTACTCGCTTGTTTTCTGAGTTCCCGGAGATGATGGCAGGGGGACGCATCCCCCCTCAACGCGTTGTTGTTGTGAGCGGAGCACTACAACCTAAAGCGAGCGCAAGGGTACGCGCGCGCGGGTTAATCTCCCCGGCAGGAAGCGAGGAGGATTAATGGCGATTGAAGAAGCATTCATCATGCAGCGTGCACGACAGCTTTACTGGCAGGGCTACCCGCCAGCAGAGATCGCACGCCTGATGGGGATCAACCAGAACACGGTTTACTCATGGAAAAAGCGAGATGAATGGGACGCCACACCGCCGATCCAGCGCGTGACAACATCCATTGATGCCAGGCTAATTCAGCTCACTGGCAAAGACAAAAAGACCGGCGGTGATTTCAAAGAGATTGACCTGCTCACCCGTCAGCTGAAAAAGCTGGATAACGGCACAGCAGCCACCCAGCCGAAGAAAAAGATCCGCAAAAAGCAAAACTATTTCTCAGAGTCGCAGATTGCCGCGCTGCGGGATAACATTCTCGGCTCTCTGCACTGGCACCAGAAAGGGTGGTATGACAATCACCACTGGCGCAACCGCATGATCCTGAAAAGCCGTCAGGTTGGCGCGACGTGGTATTTCGCACGTGAAGCTCTGGTGCGCGCCCTGTCTGAGGATGTGAAATACAAGCATCAGCGCAACCAAATCTTTTTATCGGCAAGCCGCCGCCAGGCGTACCAGTTTCGTAGTTTCATTCGCTCGGCCGCCGAAGAAGTTGACGTGGAGCTCAAGGGCGGCGACATGATCCAGCTGTTCAACGGCGCCGAGCTGCATTTTCTTGGCACGTCAGCGGCTACCGCTCAGTCATACACGGGCAACCTGTATTTCGACGAATTCTTTTGGGTAGGCCAGTTTGCCAACCTGAAAAAAGTCGCGGGCGCCATGGCAACGCTAAAAGGCCTAACGCGTACCTATTTCTCCACCCCTTCAGCCGAAAGCCATGAGGCTTATCCATTCTGGACAGGTGAAGCATTTAACAAAGGTCGCAGCCATGGCAAGCGCATTGAGTTTGATACATCCTGGAAAACACTTAACAGCGGCCTGATGTGCCCGGACAAGATCTGGAGGCAGATTGTCACGTTGCAGGATGCTATCGACCATGGATGGGATCTGACTGATATCGACGAAATCCGGGAAGAGAACAGCCCGGAGGAATACGACAACCTGTACGGATGCCAGTTCATCAAAAGCGGTGAAAGCGCCTTTGACTATAACAGGCTACTGGCATGCGGCGCTGATGGTTATGACTACTGGCCCGACTGGCGGCCATATGCGGCCCGCCCCATGGCTGATCGTCCCGTCTGGATTGGCTACGACCCGAACGGCGCCAGCGGCAAGGGGGACAGTGGAGCCATATCCGTTAACGCTGTGCCGATGGTGCCCGGCGGCAAGTTCCGCACGATTGAGACACTACGCATACGAGGGATGGAGTTCGAAGAGCAGGCCAATCTCATTATCGGCATGCTCACCCGGTACAACGTGCAGCACATTGGGATCGATGGCACCGGTATTGGTGAAGCGGTTTATCAGCTGGTTAAAAAGCATTTCCCGGCAGCGGTTTGTTACCAGTTCTCACCGTCCAGCAAGCGAATGCTCGTGCTGAAGATGCAACAGCTGATTCGTGGCGGGCGCTGGGAGTTTGATCGTGGTGAGCTTGACCTGGTCGGTGCATTCAACTCAGTCCGCAAGATCGTTACCCCTGGAGGCGTTGTCACTTACGACACGGACCGCTCTCGCGGCGTCAGTCATGGCGATCTCGCATGGGCGACGATGCTTGCCACCATTAACGAACCGCTGGGACAAGAAGGCGGCAGCAGTATGACAGTTACGGAGTATTAACCTTGAGCAAACAAAGACCCACACGCGGCAGGAAGTATGCCAGGGAGCAGGCAGATCTCGCCGCCTCACTGAAAGCGTCACCGGAGCTGAACTCATTCACCTTCGACGGCCCATGGCCGGTGAGTGGTGCCAGCGACCTGCTTGATAACATGTATTGCGCAGACAACGGGCGATACTACGAAACCCCCATTGACTGGTATGGCCTCGCCCGTCAGTTTGGCTATGCAAGCTGGCACCAGTCGGCGCTTTATTTCAAGCGCAATGTCCTTGCCGGATGCTTTATCCCGCACAAACTTCTTTCCCGCCAGGTGTTCTCCGCCTTCGCGCTGGACTGGTTTGTCTTCGGGAATGGCTATCTTGAGATGCGAAAAAACCGGCTTGGTGGTTCCTTTGGCTTTCGTCACTCGCTGGCGAAATACACACGCCGTGGTTCTGACCTGGACACTTACTGGTTTATTCAGGCCGGGCTACAGGATCACATGTTTTCAACGGGCTCGGTATGTCACGTTCTCAGCCCGGATATTCACCAGGAAATATACGGCATGCCTGAGTATTTCGCTGGCCTGCTGTCTGCAAACCTGGCCCATTCTGCTGACAAGTTCAGAAAGCTCTACTACGACAACGGCTCGCACGCTGGCTGCATCGTCTACGTTAACAGCGCGATGGCCGACCAGGAGAGCCTTGATAAGCTCAAAAAGACGCTGACGGATACCCGGCGGGGCGGTGCGTTTAAGAACATCCTTCTGCACGCACCTAACGGCGGCAAAGACTCAGTGCAAATACTGCCATTCAGCCAGATATCGGCTAAGGATGAGTTTGTGGGGGTGAAGTCTTCCACCCGCGATGACATGCTGGCAGCGCACCGGGTACCGCCGCAACTGATGGGCGCCATTCCGGAAGGGAACGGTTCATTCGGCGATATTGAGAAAGCGGCCCGCGTGTTCGCCGTCAACGAGCTGACACCCTGCATGGAAGCCATGAAGCATGTTAACGACTGGCTTGGTGAGGAGGTGATTCGCTTCAACCCTTACGCATTGCTTGAACCCACGAAGTGATCTCCTGGCCGCATCGTCATTTCTGGCGGTGCGGTACCACCCGCAGCACCATCATTTCCTGCCATATCGGCCACTCACGAAACAAAAATAATTCACTCCCCCTACCAGACGCAGCCTGCGGGCTTCTGGCGCGACTTCTCTCGCGCCGCCGCTTTGCTCAACCATCAACATGAGCGCCCAGCAGGCGGCGAATGGCGAAGGATATGACCCCCTGCCTGACCCCCTTTGCGCGCGCTTGCTCCCCCGCCTCGCCTGCGCGTTAAACCGACCTCTTTTTGTGCACTTTGTGCAGTCCTCCCAAGCCCCGCCAGCACTGGGACGGCATGGAAAAAACGTCGTTTCAAAAATTGTGCAAATTTGTGCATCTTTTTGCATCCGCGCGGCCCCCATTTTTACACCTGATCAACCTCGCCGAGCGCCACCATGATAGCCAGGCGCTCAGCAGGCGGTAACGATGCAAATTTTTCCTTCCAGCGCTGCGCCTTTCGCTTGGCAATAATTTTTTGATAAACACCGCTCGCCGCTTTGCTTCCCAGATAGCTCATAACTTTCTCGCTCCAAAAAAAATCAACCTGCAGCACCGCTTAAAATGACGTTGCTCAATAGAATGGCCAGAACCGTCAAAAGCGACCATGGCTGACCATCTCACTCACTGCTTCAATACTGTCTTTTTCGTTTAGCCGCCTTCTTCCAGCGCGTGACCAGGTCACACACCGTCACGTATTCAGACGTCGGTTTATCTTTCTCACCGGCACGCCATGCCTTCACTTCCTGCAACCGGCCATTGTTCATGGCGAGCAGTCCGCCGCCGTGGCGAACGCGGGCACCACCAGCAATCGAACTCACAACGTCATCGCTGACGAAAATCCTGCAACTACGCAGCTGCGCACCGATGCTGGCGATGGTTTCCTGGCTGACCCCGCCTTGTTTCGCAGCCTCTCTTTTCTGTACCTGCCGCAGTGCCGCTTCGGCTTTTTTCTTCTGGTATTCCGCAACTGCTGCGGCATAGTTATCCGCACGCCGCTCCGCTTCGGTCCGCAGCTGTTGCCGCCAACGCTGTTCTGCCTCTTCTGGTGTCAGGCTCATATCTTTCGCTGCGGCCACTTTTGGCCCCCACGTCAACGCAGTTTCATCATCAACAGACGTGCGCAGACCGCGCGCGGTACGCTCGAAGGCTTGATCTGAGCTTTCGCGGCCAAAGTTTTTCAGTCTGCTGGTGATTTCCTGCCGCTGCTGGCGTGAATATCCGCGTAAATCTTCGATATTCAGCGGAAGTTCTGTCATTTGACTGTCCGGGTGATCAATACCGGCATGCATCGTCGGTTTTGACGGTGTGGTACCAGCTGGCACCGCCACTTTTAACGGTGGTTTTTCGTCCGTTCCGGAGCGCCCCGTACAGTTATTGACAGAACTCCGAGGGGCCGCTGCGCGGCCTTCTAAGGTCAAAATCTCGACCGGCGACGGCTTACGCTTCGGCACAATCTTGTAATCGGTGGTGCGGGTGAAAATGACGGATTCGCTGCCCGTATAAGGGCAATAAACACCAGTAATTTTGGCGACCGTGTCACCATAATCATTGCCGTTTTCGGTGAATTCATAGTTAAGCCGAACGCGCAGGCAATCGCGCGCGACAAATGGCCCGCCCTGAGCGTTGGTATATCCCGGCCAGTCTGGTGCATCGGCTGCGGCGCGTGCCGCTTCCAGCTCCGGATGCAATACCAACTCACGGTCACCTAACCGGCGCAGCTCCCGCCAGGTGGTCACCGGCGCGCCGCCAATCTGCTGAAACTGGCGGATGTTCCAGCGTGAAGCCCAGGCGCGTACACGCTTTGCCATCTCCCTGACCGGCTGGCCTGACTCAAGATCCACTTCACCATCCATGCCGTAGCCATCGATGTTTTTCGAGATGTATTTCGCGATATAGCCTGTTGCAGACCCAAATTGCTCGTCCATCGGCGTAACGGTAAAACGGTGCTCTGAAGCACCTTTCTCGTTACCGTCCTCTTTCATGGCGTGTTTGCGGAAAATGGCTGTTGCATTCTCTACTTCCTCAGGACGGAGGAAGAGCAACAGATGCCAGTGAGGGGTTCCATCGTGGTGAGGCTCTGCAACACGAAAACCAAACGTGCGAATACCTTCGCGACTCCATTTGGCTCTGACGCGCGCCCAGACTTTGCAAAGGTATTTTTGCGTCTGACGCGGACTGGCGTGCTGGTACTTATCGTTTCGTCTGCCTGACTGGACATGCGTTGAGTGGTAACGCGACGGCGCTGTCATCGTGTAGAACATGCCAACCAGCCCCATTTCATTCGCCATATCCTCAAACCCGCGCATGCGCACCATCAGCTCATGCCGCGCGATCTTCGGGTTGGAAACGCTACCCATCACCTTATCCAGTAATGAGCTGCGCTCGCCGGTGTCCTGGTCTTCCAGCTCCATCGCCTGAAGGAATTCGAAGTTCGCTTTTTTCTGCGCCACCCATTCTCTGAAGCAGGGATCAGAGCAATATGGTGAAGCCACTTTGCTGACGTAGCCGGTCGCGATCATTAGATGTTCGCGCCAGCAGTCATGGATGCGGCGGATTTTGTTAAGCCACCATTTTTCGGAATGAAGTCTGCCAGCGGCACGCAGGGCCTCGTCGGCGTCCAACTCTTCATCGCAATAACGCGCCCATCCGGGGATCGCGATATTGAGCGTCGCTGCTTTGCTCGCTATAGCCCCATACGCGTAAATCGACGAAAAATCGAGATCGGATGTTTGCTCATACTGAAAATCAAACTCGCGCATAAACTCGCTTTTCATCAGATTCGCAAGCTTATACGCCAGTCTTTTCAGGCGTTTTTTGTCTGCCCATGGCAACAGGTGGAAGTCATCGCGCAGTGGGAGAAGGATCGCCGGGAGCGTACTTTGTGGGAGGTATTGCGCGTTAACCGCATCAACACGGCGTAAAACATGCCGCTCAAACGTACCGAACAGCCAGCGCACAACGTCTTTTGGCTTGCTGCGTTCGAGGTTTTCAAGGTGCTGCGAGAAGCGCTTACGGATAAACGCCGGGAGCGCCTGCACCCGGCGGCGGAGGTAGTTAGCGCGGCCATTGCGATCAAATGCCTCACGCGCCTCGCCCTCGCGCGGGCGCAATGGTGCGCGGTAGACCGTATCAACCAGATCGCCATAAGCGAGCGCTCTGCGCTCGCCTTTCGGTGTCAGATACTCAATGGCTGAACTTTCGGTTTTATGGGGGTTGATGGCCTGCCGTTTGGTATTCCATTCCCATGCTAGCGCGGCGAGATCAGACATAACTCACCGTCGCCATATAAGCACTTATGAATGCCGCCGCCGCTTCGTTGTAATAAGCCGTCATCGCGCACCACCTACACCGTCACGGTGTCGCCGGGCTTAACCTGCCGGGCGTCTTTTTCGGTATCACGGATAATGGTCGTGCTGCTGTACCTGCCCCAGCTCAACACCTCCACCTCAACGATCCAGAAATGGCGGTATGGGCGAACGTCGAGCACGCGAGTGATCACTGCATCAACTGTGTTCATCGGGTGGCGACCTCCCGAATCTCTTCGATTGAATCAAGCAGCAGTCGACGGCGGGTACGTTCGGCAAAGTGACGTTTGCCAGTGTCTTTCCGGTAGCACTCTGTTTTACCGACTACCCACATGGATTCCGTCTGGTGCAACTTCTTGCGCTGCGGGCCGTCTTTGGTAATAACTATGCCCGTATGAGTCTTTTTGATGGTCATCAGAAAGGCTCCTGTGTTTCACAGCCTTTGGCAGGGTCGAATCCTAAAAACATCTCGTCGTAAGTCGCATTCCCCATTACCGGGCCACAATCCGGGCAGAAACCACCGCCAGCACGGCCGCAACCATCACACACGCGAAGAACGCCAATAACTTCGCCAGCCATATCGCGACTTTTGGCGCTAACAGAGCGACGAACGCTGAGGGCGTGGAGATTGAAAGCGGAATAGATCTCGCGGGTTTCAGGCGTGTCGCTATTAGATATCACCGCGCGATGGCCGAACTGGCGATGAGCATTGAGCAGGTTTGTAACCAAGGAGCGATGTTCGTCCAGGGTAAATGGCTTGCCGTAGGCGGTGAAATTGGCGGTTTCGCTGGCCGGGATGTACGGCGGGTCGCAATAAATGACAGCGTCATAGCTGGCGTATACGACAGCGCGGATTGAAAGGCGAAAGTCGCTATGCATGAAAATAGCTTTTGTGTCGTTAGCCTTTTCAGCAAAAAGACGCATTTCATCGAGAGGAAAGTAGGGTGCAGCATACTTTCCGAATGGAACATTGAATTCGCCTTTCAGATTGGCGCGATAGAGCCCGTTATACCCGTGGCGATTCAGATACAGGAATAACGCGGCATACAGCAAGGCAGGATCCGCTTTTGTGGTATCACTCCACTGCATGGAGTTAAATAATTTTCTCCGCTCGTAATACCTCTCTTTGGTGTTATCGCCGTGAAACATCGATCTCGCGATGTTAATCAGGCGCTCGGTATCAGCGGTTAACACGCGAAAGAAATTAATTAGTGCGCGGTTACTGTCGCAGAGAATGTAACTACGATAATTGGTATTTAGAAAAACAGTTCCACTGCCAACGAATGGCTCTATCAGGCAATCAGCTTTAGGCAAATGCTCAAGCAGCTGCGGCATAACGCGAGTTTTACCGCCCACCCATTTAAGAGGTGACTTAATCATTTTTCACCGCCATCGCTTTGTATTTATCAATAAGAGGATCCGCAATGCTATCGACTGTTGCTTTCACGGCATTCCCGGTTTCTTTTCCATGGATAACCCCTGCGTGCATAGCTGCTGCTAACCCGATGGCCTTAACCTCGTTAAGCGCTGCTATAGCACCCTTGATGTATTCATGCGGATGGTTCATATGCGATATTCCTGGTTGTAGGTTTCGTGGGTCATGAGTCGCCACTGTTTACCGCCGTTCTTGCTGAGCAAACGCCAGCGACGACCAATGCGGATCACGAGATAGGCATGCGGTTTGACTCGCGAGAAATTGCGCTGACCACGCGAATAGCTTTTAAGAGCAGCAATAGCCCTGGTACATACAGGCAATGGAGCGCTGCAAACGACAGAGAGGCGCGGATACATGGCGAGCCTCACAACGATTCGAGGTGTGGGGAAGTCAGGCGCTGCCAGATCTCGCAAACCTGCTCAGCCTGATAGGCCGCATCTGTCAGGGTGTAACGCACAAGGGTTTTTCTCGCATGAGGCACATACCCTGTGGCTGCGGCGAGATCCAGAAGGGAACGAATGCAACGGAATTTTGTACCATCGGGGAAAACGCCAGAAACTTCAGTGCGTTCGACGGCATAGCGCAGCGAAACTAATTTTTCTGGCGTATCTTTGAACCACACAAACAATGGCGCGGATTGGTGCTCAGTGTTATTAACAATGAATGCCGCAAGGTCGCACAGCACATCTTCTTCATGTTCGCTGGCGCTCATTAGTTCAGCTCGCCAGTGAGAGTCTTTCTTCATCCACTCAAAAGCGGTTCGAATACTGACTTTCCCCTTTAATCCTTTCACTGTCCTTACGTCGATCGGAGCATAAAAGCTCTCCCCAATCTGGCCTGTTGATGGTTCAAAGAAGACGGCTTCAATGGCACACAGAGGTGAAGACTGCTTCTCGCTAATGTTTAATAAATCGACCATTAAATGATTCATGATTTGTTATCCTCATTGATGATTAATTCGCGGCTGACGATCCACCGCTCGACTGATGAATAAATCTCTTCTGGTGTGGCGCTTTCCTTTTTCAGCTGGCCGACAAAAATACGAAGCAACCCCAAAAGGTGAGCGCGTTCGTGTTTTCGTGCATTGGTGCTTATCTCTACAAACTCCGGATCACTTATTTCGCTATCCAGCTTTATTGACTTAATCGACATGCAACCTCCTGAAAAAGGCAAAACGAATCCCCGGCAAAATGAATGCCGTTAATTTAAGCCTTCTTAATTAGTGGTTAGGGCGAGGTTTTCTTTTAACTTGTTTAAACAACCTTTCGTGCCAGTAATAAAGAAAATCAATAAAAGTCATTCGCGCCCGCGCATGATTCCCGCGAATTGTTTTTTCAAGACCATAAATGATTAAATCAATTGATGGGCTGTCAGGAGTTACAACAATGCGCGCACCATTTTTTAAATTAACAGTAAAGCCTTTCTCCGCGTTTTCTACCGCTTCGCGAATAAGCATTTCCCGTTCCCACGATGTTTTCTCTTCTGTAAACATATAAACCTCATGGTTTGTTTGGTGGCATATATGGTTCAGCAACTACATCCAGTTCTGCCACTCTTTTAGCGGCATAGACCAGCTCGTTATCACTCAGGCCAAGAAGCGATTGAATCCGCAGTAGCGCAAGTTCCGCCTTTGCCACTCTAACTCTTCGAGCTTTCCGCATTGCTTGCTGGGTAGCTTGCGAAAGCTGGTGCGCTCCGATCAGACTCATTTGCAGCCACACTTTTTAAAAAGGTGGATTACAGCACTCAATAAACCCTTATTTATTTTTGCCGTATAAACAAACGGTTTATTCATTTCTTTAATAAAACGAACCTTATTAGGTTCTGGCTTAAAGAAACGTCCGTCAGGAGTTTCAATCCATCCGCGAGTGTTACTGTAATGCGTAACCTGACAACCATGCTTTAACAGGCTGGCAAGTGACGGCGTGTTATCGTTCATAAAATGCCCCTATTACAATTGTCTTCGCGCCTTGCGCTCCACTTCTTCACGTCGAGACCTAAATTCAGATAATGCTTTATCTTTTTTCTGGTTTATCTTTTTACAGTGCATTCTTATCAGGATCTGAATCAGGCTCAAAACAAACACGGCAAAAATAAAAAGCCCGATAGCCATTTCAAGTTTCATTTCTTCCACCATTTTTTAGTTTATCAATGGTTCGCATTGCCTCTGCTAATGCAAAGTCTCTGCCGAAATAATTCCCATCATTCATCACGCGATATGCGCGCTGCATTGTTCTGGAGTTTTTAGGACACATGTGGATAGTGAATCCCCGATACACATAATTGTGTCGACTCAGTTGGATTAGCTGATTCATGATTTTCCTGTCAACTGTTTGCAATGGCATCCTTGAGCATGGCTATCATGTTTACTTCCACCTTGCCCCCTGATAGCTCTTTAGGCCTGATAATTATCCTTCCGTCGCGAACCATTAACCTGCATGTGTCAAATGGAATGCCGGTTAGTCTGGAATACTCCTTGAGAGATACATAAGGAGCAGCAACATTCATATTGATGGTCACGCCCGTCATTTCTACCTCACACGCTAGTATCAGTTACCAGATTGCGGAAAATGTGTGGATTTCATGCACTCAAGCCCGCGCAAAAAAACTATGCGAACCATGTTTGAAGCAGATCGACATTCAGCCTCTGCCATTGCTTCAATTTCAGTGCGTTCTTCAGGTGACAGACGTAGCGGTAAAGACCCTCCCGCTACGCTGTTTTTGGGCGTACGCGCCCGCTGTGTGTTTTGTGCTTGTGTCATAGTGGTATATTGTGATCTGCTAAGTGTCTGTGGAAAACATTATGAGATCTATAGATCTCTTTTGTCAAGGTGGTAAATGTGAGCTTTACATCTCAATGCATAATTAGACTGAAATCAGAGAGGAAGCGCTTAGCCCTAAGTCAGGCTGAAGCTGCGGCTCTATGCGGTGTTTCACGGGAAACATGGGGGAAATATGAGAGGGGCTCAATAGTACCTGGAGGAGATGTTTTACTCTCATTCGCAATGAATGGAGCCAACGTCCAGTTCATTTTGACAGGGCAAGAATCTGGAGGCGTTGCACTAACCCGTGACGAGCATGATCTAATTAATCATTTCAGAAACGCCCCATTAGCTGTCAAAGCTGCTGTATTTGCAGCCTTAACGGCTGGCAGCTCCGTCTCAAACTCAGTAAATGTGTCAGGAAATGGCAACCGAGTGGCTAGCAGGGATTACAACGAAAACAATAAATAGGGAAGCAGTATGGAAGTGAATTCCTCTGGAGATCAAAACCGGACAGCTGGACGCGATTTCACGGAAAACCGCGTTCAAATAGATAGATTTGACGGGCGCCACACTATCAACATTGCAATACCTTCCGAAAAGAAGGATGAGCGCCCGATGGTGAAGGCTCAGCGCATCGAACTAAATAGACTGGTAGCTGCAATCTGTGATGGGAGCGTAAATGTTGAAGCCTACGAAGTTTGGCACAAATTACATGCTGAAATTGGCGTCTCCAGCATAGATGACATGACCGTTAACCAGTACCACACCGCCGTAAGTTTCTTGCAATCTATGCTTGAACGTCTCAAGGAAACTGATAGTCGAAGAGCGATCATCCATCTGCTATTAAAAAATACCGAAGAATCCTCGGTGCGGCAAAAAATGTTGCGATATTGCCATTTCAACTTTGGTACTGGCCGTCTTAATCATCTCACTCTGAGTCAGCTCCAAGAAGCATCCCGCTGGCTTGAACAGTTGAAAATTGAAAGCCCACTGGAAACACCACAAAAGACTAATGTCACACTTTTCAATTTTGTAACCGCCAATCCAAAGGAATGTTTTTTACTTTTTGCTATTGGGCTGCTGGCTGGCTACATGCTCTTTAAATTTTAATTAAATTGGTGAACAACATGAAATGCAAATCTATTTTTTGTCTATGCATACTGGCGATTGCTTCTTTCTCATCTTCAGCGGAAGTCTTAAAACGACGGCAGACACAGCCTGAACTCACCTGCTTAAATGGCCCTGCTAAGATAAAAGATGAATCAGAGTTTAATTTATTATTTGGCGATTACACTGAAGAAGATGGGAATCTGGAGATAATTAGCCGCAAACCCCTTAAAATTCATGTGTACTCTGAAGTATTTGCCAATGAGTCCACAGAAGTAAAGGATCTCTTGGCTAAAAAAGCCCTTATCTCAAACACTTATCGGGCATTTGCTTTCAGTGATGCAGATAAAGTAACTGTCACTTCCTCTGTTAATGAAATTAGTATCACTAACGGTGTTAAAAACGTAACCCAGCTCAAATCACCAATTTATACATTATCCAAAACAAGAGATCAGGCATTGTCAGATCTGCGAAAATTCACTAGCGCCAAATCCTTCAATGACTTGTTCGACAAGGCACAAACCTGCCAAATGTCCTCGGTGTTCAAGCAATTTCTCTATGATGATCAAGGCGGCGTCGGGATTTCTAAATTTTATAAGCAGGTTAAAAAATGACAGTAAGGAAACTTCCCTCAGGCAAATGGCTCTGCCAGTGTTTCCCATATGGCCGCGATGGCAAGCGTATACGCAAACAGTTTGCAACTAAAGGTGAGGCACTCTCCTATGAGCGTCGCACCATGAATAGCGTCGCCAGTCAGGCTATTAATGACTGTGCGGTAACGCTCTCTGCATTTGTTGAGCGTTGGTATGAAATGCACGGCAAAACGCTCTCATCTGGTGATGAGAGAAAGGTGAAGTTACTAGCCATATGCGAACGTCTTGGTGATCCATTGGCTTCTCACTTTGATAAAAACACTTTCGCTGTATACCGGGAGCGGCGTTTGAGTGGTGAATGGAATCAGAAAGGCAAGAAGAAGCTGAGTGAAGCGACAGTAAACCGCGAGCAGTCTTATCTGCATGCAGTATTCTCTGAAATGAAGCGGCTGGGGGAATGGGAAGGAGATAACCCGCTATCTGGAATCAGGCAGTTCAAAGAAGGTGATCAGGAGCTGGCTTTTCTGTATGAGGAAGAAATTGACCGATTGCTTGCAGCATGCGACCAGTCTGCAAATAAAGATTTAGGGATTATCGTACGAATTTGTCTGGCGACCGGTGCACGATGGAGCGAGGCTCAAGACTTAAAGCAATCTCAAATCCTTCCTGGTCGTCTGACGTTTACGCAAACCAAAAGCAAGAAGAACCGCACAGTGCCAATTTCACAACAACTACAGGCGATGCTCCCTAAAAAGCGTGGTGCCCTCTTCTCACCCGCATACGAGGCTTTTAAGGCAGCTCTCGCACGCGCAGGTATAGAGCTACCCAAAGGACAGCGTACCCATGTACTACGTCATACATTCGCGAGTCACTTCATGATGCGAGGTGGGAATATTTTGGTGTTACAGCAAATTCTCGGGCACAGCACGATCATGATGACAATGAGGTATGCGCATTTTGCCCCAAACCACCTTGATGCTGCGGTAGCACTTAACCCGTTCGATAACCGCCAAGAGGCAAAATAGACAAACACAAAAATATGCTGCCACGCTGCTGCCATTTTGCTGCCACTGGCAAACGACAAAAACAAAAAAACCACCCGTAGGTGGTTTCACGACACTGCTTATTGCTTTGATTATT